CATTATTGCTATTAAGGTAGACCTTATCATTAGAATCTGTTCCACTAGCGGTAATATTAGTTCTAGCACCACTATCAAGATTCATACCATAAACGGAGTAGATAGCTGCTGTTGAACCATATGAACCCCAACCAAAACCAATTCTCAAATTATCTGCTGCAGTTCCCCATCTAATTACATCACCACTACCTGCACCATTAATAAAGTGAATTGTATTTTCATCTGTTAAACTTATCTTTTTGCCAGTATAAACAACTACGTCATCTGTGATAGATGTTACTCCCAGAGTCGAAATACCAGAAACATTTAAAGAACCAGTATTTACATGAGATGTACCTGCTGAACCCGTAATTGTTACTTGTCCAGTTCCACCAGAAACACTTATATTATCTCCAGCAACAATAGAAGTAACAATACCAGGTGCCAGGTTGGTAGTCGAACCTGCACCTAATAAGGTGTAAAGTTCATCAAAATTACTATTGACTCTAGCAGCACCAACTAACAGACTACTACCTGTGCCGTCGTCTGGTGCTGCCCCCGTTGATATTCCTAACTTTGCCATTTATAGAGCACTAGATTTAAAAGTATTTAGATAATATAATTAGAGGACTTCAAAGGAATTGTCCGTTGTACTAATGGCCAAGTGGAGATTCCACTTATACCATCATTTGGATAAACCTCAAACTGATTAGTTTCAGATCTGCCTGTAAGAGTAATCTTACCCCAACTATAATTACCAAAGTAATTAGAAGCAGTTATGATTCCTGCGAATCCACTTCCTGTTCCTTCACCATCGTCATCAAAGGTATAGAACTCAGAAGAGAAGTCAATACCAGTGGTTCCAAAGGTAACCGTTGAAAGACCACTTATATTTGCATAAACTCTTCTTACAACAGTCATTCCCACACCAACTACATTTCTAGTAACATTACTTACTGCACTTACTTGGTATATGTTATCAATAAATTGAGTTCCTACACCAATTATATTGTTATCAGTATCCTTAGAAGTTATAGATGTTGTAGCACTTCCTGCATTAGATGCAAAGACCATAAAGTAATCTTGAAGATCAAGAGAACTAATAGTAATCGCAGTTCCAACTAATTTTGGTTCTCTTAAATCAGAATATGTTGGAATGTATAAATCCATAATCATCTTATCAACAGTACTTATTGTTGTAGTACCGAATCCAACAACCACACCATAGTCACCAATATAAGAGTCAACATCATTAGTCTCAGAAACCAAAGTAGGAGGTTCAATGAGAACTTGAGGACTTTCACTATAATTTGTACCACCGAATGATACCGTTACACCTGTAACTGAACCACCACTAATCTGTGCTGTTGCAGTTGCAGTAGAACCAAATCCAACCGCATTAGAAATGACTACATTTGGTGCTGAATCATATCCAGTTCCCCCATCAACAACAGAGATAGAACTAATAGTTCCTCCAGTAGATACTACAGATGTAGCAGTAGCACCTTCTTTTACTACTTGAGATGTTAAAGTAACTTGATCTTGGAATGTAAGACCAATATCACTCTCATTTTGAGAATCAAATATAGGTTTTACATTATCAACATAGAGTTGAGTTGAAGTTACTCCAACCGCCTTAATAATATTTGCTGCAGGAATAACACGAGGTTCGTATAATCCTCTATCCTTAGAAACTTCTTTTCCATTAAGAATCATATCTTCTGTCTGCCTAGTCAAAATAACTGGTTTAGTTTGATTAGGATCAGCAGTGATACCTGGACCATAATAAGGAATAGTATCTACATTATTTGTAGACTTAATTAATGTAACTGTTCTTGGGTCTTCTTGTAGATAAGATGGAGTAGGAGCATATGCACTTGGAGTTAAAGTATCACCAACTTCAACAGGTTCTATAACATCTCTAAATTTAACATCCTGATCACCACTACCCTTGTAGAAGATTATCTTACAAGTGTCTTTTGCTTTAGGTGCTTCAGTAAATGTAAGAGTACTTCCACCCTCAAACTTAAATCCTTCACCAGGAACCTGAAGAACATCATTAACAAAGATTAGAAGAGTATCTTCAATATTAATAGGAGAACCTTTGCTTGCCCTTATAGAAACAACTACTCCTCCCTGACTTAATGGGAAGGTTAGTCTATTTCCATCAAATAAGTATGCAACATCATCTAAGTCTTGCAATTGACCTACAGACCAACCAGTAAACTCATCAGTAAATATTTCATCTATTGTTAATTGGAATTCGTGATAAGATGAAGTTGTAGGTATTCCTGTGGTTCCACCGATAGCTACAGTTAAGATTTCTCCATTACCATATCCATAACCAGTATTTCTAAGAGTAAAGTCCGTAACACTTGAACCCCGACCAACTGCTATATCAATAGTTGCATTAGAACCCACTCCAGATACAGAAGATGAACTGTATATTAAAGGAATATTTGAATAACCAAGTGGTGAGTCAAAAACAACTTCCATTGGCATCGTAACGCTTCCACCTCTAGCATAAAGATGTGATGTTGTGGATATACCAACGTTTACTGCAAATCTAGTAGAATCCAATACTTCAATAACATCTGTTCCTTCTGCAGCAGGATCAGTTGCTCTTGGAGTCATTAATGACCTTTGAACTGTTCCTCCTGACTGGTAGAATGTAGGAACTGTTGAAACACCCACATTAGTTTCAAATTTTTGAACAGAAATAATCTTAGTAACTACAGAACCAGAATAATATGGGTCAGTTGTTCTTGGATATACATGAGTAGATGAACCACTATCTAATCCACATGTCATTGCGATTCCAGTAAAGATTACATCCTTTCCTACAGATAAAGCATGAGCAGTGGTAGTAGTTACTGTTGCTATACCAGTAACATTATCATAAACAAAGTTGGATAGATTTCTTGGAGCAGAACTTGAATATGTGCAAGTAAATGCTATTCCTGATACCAATACTTCACTACCTACATTCAATCCATGAGCAGCAGAAGTGGTTACAACCAACTCTCCAGTAGAATTGTTATATGCTGCATTATCAACAACTCTTGGGGCATAGAAGACCTGAGAGTTAGTAACTGCCACACCAACAATATTTCCATTTGAAATTGATGCTGTTCCGATAGAAACGATATTAACACCTGCTAGACTTTCAGTTTGTATGCCAACATTAACTGTTGTTTGAATACCAGATCTGTAACCAGAACCACTATTACCAATAGAGACTAATGAGATTGTTCCTGCTGCAGATACTACTGCTGTTCCTCCAGCAGCGACTAATGGTTGATATCCAAATCCTGCAGTAGAACCTACAGAAACTATAACACCACCAACTGGAAGATTAGAAGTATTAACATCAGATGCGATTGATGATGCAGTTCCAGTAAATGATATAGTTGTAATACCTGTTGAACCAGACTCTTCTAAAGTATAATCATACTGTATTCCTGGTCCTTGGAAGACATCATTTATTAAGATAATAGCATTATCATTTTCAATACCAGTTACAGTTCCTCCAGCAGAAGTTAGAACGAAGTCTCTTTCTGTTCCAGTAAATCCTGATGAAATATCATCAAAGATATAGTTACGAGCATATGTTTCTTGTGCAGTATTAGGAATACCAGAACGCATAAATGATCGTCCTTGGAAATGAGACCCTGTTGCTATTCCAACCCAGTCCCTAGAATCAGGTGGATTGGTAGTAGAACTCATTGGAAGAGTTCCATAAGGTGCTTCCACAAAGTTTAAAGTATTTTCTACAATGTTATAATTACCAATAACCTTGGTTACTACATCACCTGTACTATATCCAGCAAGAGATGTTCCTAACCATTGTCTACGTACTCTTATGGTATTTGTATTTCCAACACCAATACCTTCAATCTTCATTATCTCATTACCAACTTTAATCAAGTCTCCACCAAAGAATGAGGTAATTCCTGCAAATTCGACAATATCACTAGTAGTGAATACTTCGTTTTCAAGATGAGTGGTTACTGCAGTAGATACAAGAGGAGATTGAATAATGTTGTCTAGTGTTACAAGTACTTTTGAATTTTGATTCGTAGAAACAAATCTATGAGATGTACCAATACCAACACTAGTAAAGTCAACATTATTAACAACTCCCATAAGGGCATCTTTCGCAGTTGCTGCAAGTTTGATCTTATCTTCAGTAATCTTAACTGCAAATACTGATGATGGTAATTTGTCAGTAGTTCCTACACCTACAAATCCATCTGTGGATGCGATTCCAATTGCTTGAGTTGTACCAGCACCAGCATGGATGTATTGAAGTTCCTCTCCAGTGACAAAGTAATGATTTGCCATCTGAATAGTATTCTTAGTCAAATCAACTACACTTGTGCTGCTTCCATCAAAACTTCTATTAAAGATATCGTTTGTTTGGTGCTTTAATTCAAATGCTCTCTTAATATCTCTCTCAGTACCAAAATACTCACCATACTCAGTTTGTATTGTTCCATTCTCAAGACTTATTACATCTCTAGAATCATCTTGGATTCTTAATGCATTCATGAATACATTGACATGAGCATCAATACTAGGAAGTGGAGTATATACTAATTCAACTACAGAACCTGTTATACGGGTTCCAATGGTTCCTAGACCTGATACAGACTCAATGATACCATATTCTGCATTATAAGTATCCCCAGTGCTAGTATCAGCATCATAATCATCAAGAGCGATTACTTCAGATAAGTAATACGTGTCATTAGTGGTATCAGATATCTGAACAATAAAGTATGCTGCATCATAGTCATCAGGATAACTTCCAATTACATTTTCAGTGGGAGATCCAGAAGCACTTATAGTTGTTGACTTACCTTCAATTCTTGCATGTTTTAAATCAAATGAACCACTTCCAGTAGAAGTCTCACTACTGATAGCAACTTGAATAGTATTAACAATTGAAGTAGTTCCTACGCCAGCAGTACTATTATGAGGATGGAAATCAATCTTTAATAAATTACCTTCTAGATATCCAGAATAAGTTCCAAAACCAGGTATTGGGTTAGTTGAACCAGGACTAGTAATTAATTGTGGATATTCAACTATCTCTACATTTGTTCCATCATTAAGAACATTAAGTTCGTCAAATTCAAATTCTCCACCAGCATCAATCTTTGTACTATCTGCAGTAAGTGATACTAAAACTTTTGCTGCACGATAAGTGCTTGCAAGACTTACAATTGTTGTAGGTGTATTAGCAGGTATCTCTACACTACTTGTCTTAACCTCTGCAGCAGCACCAAATACACTACTTCCTACTCCTAATAGATTATCGTTTAAATTATATGATAATGCGGTAATTTCATAATCATTTACCTGATATTTGTTAGGATAGAATAGTAACTCTCCTTCTGTTCCAGTAATATTAAAATCAAATGATCCTAAATCATAAACATTTTCAATTCTACCATATTGGTTTAAATATCCGATATAATTATCATGAACTAAATCAACAATCATTAATTGTCTAGTGTTAAAGAATCTCTTATCTTTAACGTAAGTAATAAATTTGAGAGATCTAACATCTGCTAAATCAAACTTACTAACAACACTAAATGTTGTTGTTCTTGGATTGCTATTAAATTGACTACTAATATCATCAATCGAAAGAACTCTGTTACCAATAGATTCAAAGTAATCTGTAAGAACTCTAGCACCAGATAGAACTAACTCCGTAGAAACTAATTGAGAACCTACACTGAGAGCATTCTCAGTAGCAATTTCAAAATCCTGTACCGTATTTAAATTAGCATATCCAATTACATCCTGTATCCTATCAATAATAGCAGAAGGTTCTGCAGGTTCAATGGTCATTGGAGAATATGACACATTAGAACTACCTACAGTGCTTGTAAGCACCCAATCACCAGAACTACTAGTTGTAGAAATACCTGGAGCATTAAAGGTGACCTGACTGCCAATTATTCCATATGATCCTATGTTTGAAGATTCTGCTTGGAAATCAGCAAAGTTTTTAAATCCTAAAGTATGATTTAATGAACCAACAACATCTTCCCATGTAGAATATGGAACTCTTGATTTTAATGAATATGCAAACCTCTGATAATACAGATTATCTTGAACTCTTTGAATATTATTATTAAGAACTCCAGAGTCACTCTGCCAACCATTCTTAACTATTGAGAAGTAATTTAAATTAATGTAAGAATCATAAGAAGTTACAGATGATGCTATACCTTGACTATTAGAAGTTTCACCAGTAATACGTTCACCAACTTTAAAGTTAGTGTTAGAAGTAACATTTAATATTCCATTTGCAGCACTCCAACCTTCGACAGTACCAGAAGCAGATGTAGATTTAACTGTTTCTCCAATAAAATAATCTTTTGACTTTAATGTGACATCGAAACTTGGGAAATCCTTTTCAGCAATAATTCTACCAGCAGAATTGAAGATATCAATATTACCTGGTGTTACTATACTATCAGGATAGTACTCACTTAAACCATATCTTACTGTTGCAATACCACCTGGATTTTTAGCAACCGATAGTAATGAGAATAACTGATAACCATAGTTTTCTGAATTATATCCTTGTCCTGTTGAACCAACTCCCACACTAACACCTTCGATCATGACTTTATCGCCATAAGCAAATGGGAAGGTATCATCTGTACCGAATCCTACTGCAAGACTAACAGTTACATCTTTACTGCTACTGTTGTAACTAATAGTGCTAATTCCTACACCATTACTATTCTTAGTAGGTAGAATAGTTGGAGAAGCATCACTAACCCCTGCAGTATTAGAGAGAATAGTTACAGTAGAAGATTCTAAATCATATGCTAAATCAATACCATCTACTTCTTCATTAGTCTTACCATCAAATACTAATAATGTAGGTGCAGACGAATAACCACGACCAACAGATGTTATTCCTACAGATTCAATTCCTTGAAGAGTATCAACCTCTATAACTTGTGGTAAATTTAAAGATGGTCTTAAAGTTTTATCGGAAGGGAAATTAAATCCAACACTACTTAATTCTGTGTTGTTAATTTTACCGATAGTTGAAGTTGCTGCATTTATAATGGCATCCTTTCCAAAATCCGTAGTAATAGTAGAAATACCAGGAAGACTGTAATAATTACTACCACCATAAAGAACTTTAAAATCAGATATTCCACCTAGAGCAGTTTTTGAACTTGTTGTATAATCAAGTTTTGATGTAGAAGAAATATAAGAAGATTTTTCTGGATCAACTGTTAATGTGTATGTAAATGAATTAGTAGAACCAATACCGACACTAACCTGCTGTTTTCCATTATACAGACTCTCTTTTACTTCAACTTCACTATTTGAAGTATTTTCTGTATCAACTACAATCTCTTTTTTAACATCAGGTAAATCTGATTCAAATATAGGATTAAACTTGTAGTATAAAGTAGATGGAGTATTCTTATTAACTGCTACAGTTACATTAGCATTTGTTGAAATACCTACGCTTCCTCTTCTATTGATTTCAAATGTTTCACTTTCACTACTCTTATTCCAAAGAGTAGTCATTTCTTTATCAGTATAGAAATCTAACTCAAACGCAGAATATTGTGCTGTTAACTTATAATATGCTAATGATGGACTTGTAAGATTGAAATCAATGACTGAATCCTTATATGCACTAATTCCTGGATTGATAGGATTAATCGTTCCATTAGAAGCACCAGTAATGTTTAATACATTTGGTTTTAGTAGAGTAGCATCATAATAAGATTGTGAAAGTTTAATTGTATTATCACCTGTTACAACAATATAATAAATTGCATTATCTTCTAATCCCACACAAGGAGTTGCAGCAGTGTGAATAACCTTCTGTCCAGTAAAGTAACCATGAGCAAGTATGGTTATTGTATTAGTAGAAACATCGACATTTGCAACACTAAAATCTCTTGGGTTAATTACAATTCTTCTATTGTAATCATTATATGCAACAATAAATGTAGATCCAACTGAAACATTAATATCGATATCAGTTACATCACCACTAACCAATCCATGAGTGCTGGCAGTTGATACTGTTACTAAATTTCTCTTAATATTACCTGTTATTGGTTTATAGTTAGTTTTGAAACTATGGTAAACTCCTGTTCCAATTCCAGTGAAGAATAGAGTGGAAGAATTACTATAAGCACTTGCAATGCCTGTGAAAGTTCCTGTAGTTCCTACTCCTACAAATACAGTTGCTATACCAACTAAGTCAGAACTAATTTTAGCAGCATAAAGTTCCTGTCCATCAGTCAACGAAACTATGGATGAACTTTCGTTATATCTTACTGAAAGTGCTGTTCCAGTATTTGAATTATATGTTAATACGTCACCAGTTTCTAAATTATGATTTGGAATGTATATTGATTTTGAAGGAACAAAAAGTTCACTTATACCTGCACCAGGATTAGAGAATGATAAAGTAGTTCCAATACCAACTCCCACAGAAACTGATTCTGAAGGATCAAAATACAATTCAGTATTGCGTTTTATACTATCTGTTGTATGGAAACCTGCATTTATGGTTAATCTTCTTTGCTGTTCAAAGAGAGTTGTTGTTACTGTATGAGCAGATCCTGTAGTTCCATTCTGACCTCTTAAAACTCTAAGTCTAGATTTGGTTGGTTCTGGATTTAGAACTTTTATTTGTTCTGTACCAATTTTAAATATATCATTTGGTTTTGCAGTGATAGTACTGTCAACACTAAAGTAAGTGACAATACCAGTTACTGAAATATTACCAACTCCAGATGAAGTAGATCCTGCTCCAGTTAAGGAATAGTTTGCAGTAGTAATTCCTATATTATATGCACCTTCTAATTTAGAAGAAGTTGTAGATAAACCAGAAACTATTATATTATCATTTAATTTAAATTCATGAGGATTTGTGGCAACAACTTCATATGTATCATTAGTTGATGAATAAAATTCAACTCCTTCGATACTTGTTGTTCCTAAACTTACAGACTTAACCTGCTGACCTTTAACAGAAGATACTTTTGCATTAGCACCATAACCCTTTGTACCAGTCTCATCAAATACTACAGAATCTCCTACCTTATAATCATAACCTCCAGTATTAATACCAATCTTATCAACAGAACCTGGAGTTACTGAAGTAATATCAACAGTCTGTGATAAATCATTTGGAATTGCAATATATTCATATTGTAGTGTTCCGTCAATTAAATTATATGGAGTTGTATTTCTCGACCAATTAGTGTCATTTAAATCTATACTATCTTGATTTGATAGACGTTGTAAATTAAAAGTATTTACTTTTGAGTTGAAACTATCCCCAATAAGGTAAGGGAATACAGGACTCTTAAATCCTTCAAAAGGTCCATCAGAATCTAATAGTTGACCTGGTGTAATGGTTGAGAAATATGCATAGGTTCCTAATGGATAATCAGGTGTAATACAGAATCTTCCATTATTTTCGTCTAAAGTTAATGCGTCAGTAGTTTTAACATAAGTATAATCCTGAATAAAGAATCCTTCTGGGAAAACATTAAGAGGAGGTCTTTCATCTGATATTTGAATTTCATATCCAGATTTTAATTGTCCAACTGATCCGCCACTTACAGAGGTGTATCCATATGGACCATAGATTGGGTTGCCGTCATATGCCCAACCAATTATAGGAGAATGATATTGAGAAGTTGCTTCTTCGCCATTAACAATTTGTAAATCAGACTGTCCATATAGGGTATCACCAGTAACTGTATTAATACCAACAGCAAATGTTTGTCCTCTTAATTTTCTGGGTGCATATAGGTGCGAATACTGAAGTCCAAAATCAACATTCCTTGGAATAGTAATGAAACCATCATCTGCAGTAAATCTATCTTTATTCTTTTCAACTAAATTTAATGTCCATTCTTTAATCTTTGCTCTAAATTCTGCTCCAGTTCCTGGTGATACTATTGAAATATTGGTGGTATTTTGAACATAACCTGTTCCTTCATTAATAACTCTAACTTCTTTTATAGCTCCATTTTCAATAATAGGAACAAGGTCAGCACCAATACCAGCACCGTTTATAATTAAATCGGGAGGACTAAAGTATCCTGTTCCAGGATAATTAACAAATACTTCAATTATCTTTCCATCATTAACAATAGGAGTTAATTGAGCATCTACTGTCTTAGAAAGTTCAATTAATGGTTGTCTATCAAAATTAATGATTTCAGATGAACCATATCCAACACCATTATTTGTTAAATTGATAGATTTTACACTACCTCTAAAAATAGGATCAATATCACATGGATATTTGATTCCCTGTATATCCTGTGCATCATCACTTAGAGATACAACAATATCTGGATAATTAAAGAGTTGAACTCCAACACCTACTGATGTAAACTGAATATATTGATTAGTATCATAATTAAACGTTTTATCACCAATTGGTCCTAGTGCAGAAAGTTTAAAATTATCATCATCAACTTTAGTTACAACATATTCAGATCCATCATCCAATCCATCAATCTTAGTTCCAAGAGTAGTGTACTTAATAGTATCACCAGACTCATAATGATGATTGTCAATGTTGATTTGATTTGTTGATGTATTAACGCCAACAGGAAGAGTAGAAGTTCTATTATTTTTGTATTCGTAACCACTATCATTAATAATAAATGAATCTACTGCTAATTTTTTCTCATAAGACTTGATGAATTGAGTACCAACACCATAGTCACTCAAAGTAACAGTGTTAACACCGACAATCGCATCTTCTTCAGTTGTATGTAATGCAATTTTGGTTGAACTCTTTAATCCAGCATAATATACGTTATTTGTACTTAATCCAGTAACAGATTTTTGACCGTTTGAAACATAAACTACTTTTTCTGCATTATCGAATCTATGGTAAGTGCTAAACCCAATAGTAGAGTTAGTTG